TCTTTAACGTGTGTATCTCTGTTAAAAGCGTAATATGTGTTTCCATCTGATTCATCATCATATAAACCAAGTAAGAATCTGTTTTTTTCCTTCTCTGGTAATGAAGCAAGCATATCTAAATACTCATCATCTATGTTTTCTATATTATCGTTAGGATTCATAAGTATAGATGCGTACTCTTCTTTTTTATCTATAGCCTCATCATCAACAGGGTTTAAATTCTTTTCAAATAACCAATAAGACCAATGAGACTTCTTTGGTGGGTTTTGATCGTAGTATGTAATTTTCTTAAGATCATTCTTTTCGGCTAATCTAGTTCTAGCCATCGCAATAGAAGTATAATCAAGCTGCGAACACTCATTAAAATACATTGTGCTATATTCATTACCCAATATTTTCTCTGATCTTTCTTTATTATCTAATCCACCTACCCAAACCTCTGATCCATTAGGTAGTAAATAAAAGTATCTTGATTTATTTGGTTTTGCATTTAAGTTAGGCATAGCAATGTTGAGCATTTTAGGAATAGTATCAAGCCATATAGATTGTATTGCGTGAGAAAACTTAAACCTCAATATACAGTGTCTTGATTTAGTCTTTGAAGCTCTTACAAATATCATATAACAAGCTAGAAAAGTCTTACCAGACCTTGAGCCACCATAAAGCATTAACTGTTTAACCTTGTCATCTATAGCAAGATCAACAGCTTCATACTGTTTGTTTGTTAAATCAAAGTTTTCCAACTTTCTCGCTTGGTATATTTATTTCAATTTTTGATAAATCGTGTGTGTTTTCAATTTTATCTCGCATATCTGTCATGTTAACAGATACAAACTTAGCGAATGAAGCATCGTAATTTTTTAATAAACCATGATGTAGTAAAAATTGCTTTTGTTTTTGCTTTAAACGCTCTAATGTGTCAGAAAACTGACACTTAGCATAATCACCAGATGACCATTGATAAATCGTTTCCCTAGATAATCCTAACTCTAACGCTAATCCCTCTATGCTCGGTATTGAATTAGGAACATGAGTTATTACATCATTGTTATTTTTATCTTTGTGCTTTAGTTCCATATACAAAGAATAGCCGTTAACATATTCATCAGCCTTTTTCTGTATAAGATCATTATATTTAGATGGTCTACCGCCTAGATTAGGCTTTTTTTCAGCTTCTTTGCTTTCTGACATTTAGATTTCCTTTTCTAAGCACCGCTTATTTAAAAGTATTAGTACCACTAATACAGACATGATAAGTCTAACTTATAGAATATGTCAAAAAAGCTCTGCTATCGTTAAATAACAGAGCCAAGAACCTAGATTAAAACAATGATTGGATCGAAGAAATATAAGAGTATCAGGTATTTTTAAAGTTTTCAATATAAAATATGGCTTCTTTAATCTTATAAACACTCATAAAAATATCGTTGTCTTCAAATTGTCGTAAATAATCATGAATAACATTCAGCATTTCATTAGCGTAATCAATATCACCTTCACCTTCAAATAAATCTCTTTGCAGTGCATTTATTCGGTTTTGCATACGCTCTTCATAAGACAATGTATTTTTGATTAACTCTAATTTAGTACTCATAGCAATTACACTTTTCACTGTAGTCATAAACAGTTATATCTTCGTAGTTTAAATCTTCATATGGATTAAGTATGACTTGTATTGCAAAGCTGTTAAGAGCAAGCGTAAGTAATATGAATATTAGATAGATTAATCTCACCCATATATTGTATTAATATACAGCCAAAACTGGTATTGAATTATAATTGAGTTTATCGTTTTTAATAAGTTTTACTAGTAGTTTCAACCACTTCACAATATCTGAGATTGAAGTTATTTATGTAGTGCATTACTAAAATTTCTCTTGTTAATATTGTGCCAAAATCTCCCCGTAGGGATATATTTACTATTATATATGCTTTCTATGCTAAAAAGCTCCCTGTGGGGAGATAATATCCTTTTCAATTTCCGAGAGAAGTTTGCATAATTCCCACGCCTCGTCTTTTTCTCCACAATCTATTACACCCTGATATGGTTTACTAATAACATGCCACCCATCATAATGTATTATTCCATATATATGCTTCTCTACATTCTCATCTCTTTTATTTTTCATCTAAAACCTATATCTTTTTTCATGCCACTTTTATGTGACTCCTTGTGATAATTAACCATGTTTAGCGCGCTAACCCAATCAGCATAAACCTTATCAAATTCACTCTCTGTTATAGTGATAGATTTTTCTTCTAGTTCAAAATTGTGGTTATAAAAAGATACATCCGTGCTTTCTATTCTTTCTTTAGATTTTGACCTATACAAGTAACCACCTTTTACCTCATACCATATTGAAGTCATACCACACTTGTTCAAAACCCTAAACCTATTACCCGAATTTATAGCTTCAATAAAATTTACAGTTTTCATATTATTCTCGTCACTTTTATTTCCCATCTTCAACCTCGAATCTCAATACTACATTGTTATCAATTTTTATTTTTCCGCACCTAACACATTCTTTCATGTAAGTTGATTCACCAGAATCATCATGTATCCTTTCAAGTTTATGTAAACCAAGAAAGCATCTTATATTCTTTGTTCGTTTCCATCGCTTAGATATTTTGTTCATAATGTTCTCGATCATTTTATTCTGTGATACCAAGCGCACTTATAATTCTATGATGCATCCTGCTTCCTTCTCCAATTGATGTATATTCGCTAATTAATAGGTCAGAGTGCAACTCCATTAGTATTAATTTCATCTTTTCATTTTGTGCTTGTTGCTCCTTAAACAAATCAATAGTTATTTGTATGGCTTCTTTCTCTGTAACTGTATTCTCCATAATCGTCTCCCTTTTATTTAAATTTAATACCATTGCTTGTACACAGCAAAGATGCAAATATTAACCAACCAACACCATCTCTATAACCATCTTTATATATTGTTAAACCTGCAAAGAATGCAAAAAATATTGATGCTAAATTAGCCACCAAAACTATCAATAAATCTTTCAAAACGTAACCTCATACCCAAGCTTACTCATAATTCTCTCAAGCTCTTTGAGTTTTGGCTTATCTTTATCTGCTTTCTTTAACGTGCCTGTAGTATTAACAATTTCTTGCATTAACTTTAGTGCTTTTTTAATGTGTTTTTCTTTCATTAGTATCCTTTTTTATTTTAACAAATCTTTTATAGGCTTCAGATTTTGGTTGTGTAAAACTCAGCCCCTTGCACCAATAATCATTCCTCAACAAGACCTTTGCTAATCTTCTGTATGATGGAACTATCTTTAGTGCTTCTAACTCATATGGAGCCTCGTCGGGTATTCCATCTGAATAATCTCTATCCTCCCACCATTTTATAAACTTTTTAAACCTTTGTAGGTAGTGATTTTTTAAGTTACTCGGCATCGAAACAAGTAATAATTCGCAATAACTTTTATAAGTGTGCCCATTTGGTTTTTTTATCTTTCCCACTCCATTTATATTCCCAGAGTCTTCACAATAAAGCGAACCAGAATTAACACCAGACACCCTATTGACCACTTTGTTCCATGTAACAGGCTCGAGTAGGTGGTATAACCACAAGCCCTTTCTTTGATCATCACCATACGGTTGGCATATTCTCATGTTACCTAAAGGAACTTTTGCCATATACATTCTCTGGTAAACTTCATTCATTGGCTTTTTATATTTTTTTGTGTAAATCCAGATATCCTTGGTACACCAATCATATACTGGATAAACATTAAATAAATTATCTTCAACCTCAGTTGTGTATTCTTTGTTTTTATATTTTACTTTTTTATCGTTAATTATAGCTCTGAACCTATTAAGACTTTCGTCGCTTCTAATACCAACCAGACAAGCTGTTCTTTTTCCCTCTGAGTACCATAAACCAAAAAGAGGAACTAACTCCTCAAACTCCATTCCCTTCTCAAAAAAAGGAAAAAAAGACTCATCAGATATTGCTTTATCAGGAAGCTCCCTGACCCACTGATTACTTTCATCTTTATCCCAACAAATCCATGTTGGCTCGTAAACACTAACAGCATTCCTTAGCGATAGTGGTAGGCAAAGCCAGTATGAATCAATG